TGGTTTACATGGAATCCCAACCACCGCGACGATCCCGTCGATGCTTTGTTGCGCGGGGAAAGCACGCCGCCCAACGCCGTTGTTATTGAGGTCAATTATAAGGATAACCCGTGGTTCCCCGCCGTGCTAAAGGCCGAGATGGAATATGACAGGGGGCGGGATGCTGATAAATACAATCACGTGTGGTTGGGTGGATATAGCCAAAATTCAGAAGCGCGGGTGTTTAAGAATTGGACTATAGAAGAGTTTGATGCTCCTGCCGATGCCGTGCATAGATTCGGGGCGGACTGGGGCTTCGCAATAGACCCCACGGTGCTTGTACGGTGCCACATCGTTGGCCGCAAGCTGTACATCGACCATGAAGCCTATCAGGTTGGTTGCGAAATTATGGACACGCCTAGTCTATTCTTGTCTGTACCAGAGTCTGAAAAATGGCCGATTATCGCTGATAGTGCCAGGCCAGAAACAATCAGTCACATGCGCAAGAACGGATTTCCCAAAATCATGCCAGCAGTCAAAGGAAAAGACTCGCTGAAGGAAGGAATCGAGTTCTTAAAGACCTATGATATAGTAGTCCACCCGCGATGCACGCACACCATTGACGAATTGACCATGTACTGTTATAAGACAGACCCATTGACGGGGATTGTATTGCCAGTACTAGAAGATGAACATAACCACGTTATTGACGCTATTCGATATGCGTGCGAAGCTACAAGGCGGATAGCAAAGCAAGCAAATGTAGAATTTGTTGCGCCTGGCCATTATTCAACCAATTTGCATAGAAGGTTTTAAGGGTGGCGTTAGATAAAATTGTTAAGTCTATGCTTGATGACTTTAAGTTATCGTCTAAAGCGGAGTCCGACAATAGAACCCGCGCCTTATTTGTTTTGGACTTTATTCGACCTGGTGCAGACCAATTTAGCTCTGACCAAATAAAGGCGAGGGGGAATCGCCCTTGTCACAGCTTTAACCAGCTGCCTAAGTTTGGACGACAGGTCATTAACGACCAATGGCAGAATTTGCCACAGATAAAATACATTCCGACGACCGATGACGATGTTGAGAAGGCCGAACTGTTGGAAGATATGATTCGTGAGGTGCAGTCACAGGGTTGCGCTCAAACTGCATACAAGCTCGCCATTGCCAGCCAGGTGAACATTGGGTGGGCTTACTTTGCTTTTTGCACCGATTATGATAGCGACGAAAGCAACGACCAGAATATCTACATCCGCCAGATACCCAACACGTTTCAGGTTTACGATGACCCCGCGTGTCGTGAGCAAGACCGCAGCGATAGGCGTTTCTTAATTGAGATTGAGGACATTCCCCGTTCAGAGTTTAACGAAAGATACGAACGCGACTATACTGAAAGCGAATTGAAATCTATCGGCGATGATTATCCAGCTTGGGCTGAAATGGGTGAAGACCTTGTGCGGGTTGGGCATTATTGGCGCAAAGAATACGACAAGCAAACAGTGTGGTTTAATAAAGAAACTGGCAAAAAAGTAACAGAAAAGCCAAAAGACATTGAAAACTACAACGAGAGGGTAATTAAAAAGCCCCGCGTGATGTACTACAAATGCACTGCAAGAGAAAAAATAGAAGAGCGCAAATGGTATGGTAAGCACATCCCGTTTTGTTTTGTTGAGGGCAACAAGACTATTGTAAACGGCAAGACATACTACACTGGCCTTTATGAGGACATGATTTCGACGCAAATCCTTTATAATTACGCCACCAATACTGCTATTGAGCTTGCTGAGTCCGCCCCGATTGCCCCGTTTACTGGCGACATTCGCGCCTTTAAGGGGCTTGAACAGTACTATGACACGGTAAACCAAAAGAACTACTCATATTTGCCGCACAACGCTATTGACGAAAGTGGCAACCCGATTAACGAGCCTAAACGAGCGCAAAACAGTGCGGATTTGTCGTCTGCTGTGGCTTTGATTCAGATGGCCGAGCAGAATTTTTACGGTACTAGCGGCATTTACCCCGCGTCACTTGGTCAGCAAAGCAACGAAAAGTCGGGCAAGGCCATTATGGCACGCCAACGTGAGGGCGACGTTTCTACATCGAATTATTCCGATATGTTTAACCGAGCAGTGATTTATGCTGGCGAAATTTATGAGGACTTAAGAAAATATATTTTGGATGGAAGCCGCGAAGTTAAGGCGCAGAGTGAAGACAATAAAACGCGGTCAGTAAAAATCAATCAGCGGTACACCGACCCAAAAACTGGCAAAACTGTTGAGTATGATATGACCAAAGGTGACATGGGCGTTTCAATTACCGTTGGAGCAAACTACACAACCAAACGTGAGGAACAACGGGAGTCTATGATTCAGATAGCGCAAGCGTTCCCACAAGCGTTTACGCCCGCTTTGCCGATGATGATACGCAGTATGGATTGGCCAAATGCCGACAAGACGGCGGATGCGATTGAGAGGGGCTTACCGCCCGAATTGCGCGACCCCGAACGTCAAGCCGAACAAATGCAGGGTGTACCGCCAGCTGTGCAGGCTCAATTGCAGCAGGCGCAACAGATTATCCAGCAATTAGGTCAGGCTTTGCAGGAAGCTCAACAGGTTGCGGATGATAAACAAGCCGAGGCGCAATTAAAAGTGGGTGAGCTACAAATCAAGGCGCAATCCGCTCAAACACAGGCAGAAAAGAACCAGGCCGATGCGGAGATTAAGGTAGCTGAACTGCAATTTGAACGTGAAAAGTTAGGGGCTGAATTGTCACTTGAGGCGCAGCGCCTTGAACTTGAAAAGGTAAAAATATTAGCTGGGGTTCAAAGTCAAGAAATTAATAGAGCATCTAATTCACAAGAAAGAGATGGCGCGATGTTGAAAGACATGGAGCCAAAAGAATCCGATGATATAAGTATGGAATTGCAGGTTCAAGGGTTAGAAGAGCAGCGGCAACATAATGCTATGCTTTTAGAAATGCTAGACGCCATGAAAAACGGGATGGAAAATCTTTCTGCTGGAATCATGGCACCAAAAACGATTGAGATTAAGCGCAACCCAAAAACAATGTTCATTGAACAAGCAATATCAAAAACGGTTTAGATGGATTAAGTATTTTTTATGGCAAACCAAACCGTCACTACAACCGTCAATTATGACAGCGCCGCGATTTCGGGGTTGCTGGATGGTGAAACAATTTCTGTTAACGGTGGCTCTCTTACAATTAACGCCGACACTCGACATAATCAGCAAGCGGCGGTCTTCGGTAATATAACAGTGTCGTCAACTTTGGGCGGCGTGGTTGCGATAGACGGGACTCAAATTTGGGAAGTTCCATTTTCGGCTTCAACTGGTAACGTACCGACTCAAGCGGCACTAGGTTCTAACGGCGTAACAGGCGGCACAAGTGGCGCAACTGGCGAACTCACTCGCGTATGGGCAAGCGGATCGTTCAATCCTTCGGCGGCGGGCGGTGCTATGCCTGCAACGGGGTTCATTAAATTAAGGTCTAAGACTGGAAACTTTACCACAGGCGAAACAATCACTTTAGCAAATGGCGCAACGGTCACAGCATCGAGCGCAGGAAAGCGAAGTTGGATACATGTAGTGGGAAATTCTGGGTCGACTTTGCTTATGCCTCGATTGGCATCGGTACCAGTCACAGGCGACTGGTATGCTTTAGGTTCAACAAATGGAGCCGACAATCAAACAATTCAAATGCCAGTTAGGGACGAATTTCCTGCGGTGCAAATTGAAACTTCGGCAGGGTCAGGCGTGTATGAATGGTGGGCTAATGCTGGTGATGCGTGGAATGGAAACTATCCAAACAGCGATTCTTGGGCTTTAACAAACGCAACTTTTACAAGAAATTTTATTGCAGGTCCAGCAAATAACCCAGCGGCAGACCGACTAAGGGAAACAGCGGTTTCGGGAAATCATCTTGTCACTGGAGTAAACTTACTCGCTGCACAAATGGACACTGGTTCGTACACTCATTCGGCAATCGTAAAACAAGAAACTCGACAATGGTGTGTGGTTCAAATTTCTACTAACGGCGGCACTGACCGTTACGGTGCTTTAGTTGATCTTGCGGCAGGTACTATTATCGCAAATCCAAGCGTGGGAAGTCCTACAGGCGTTTCGTCTTCAATTACTTCACTAGGTAACGGCTGGTATCAGGTCGATGTTACCTTAACTCACTCAACTGGAAATCTTACAAGCTTTGTGGCGATTGCTGATTCTGCAACACCTACTTATACGACTGGACTTCCAACATATACAGGCAACACAGCGCAAGGAATTTATCTTGGATTTTCAACAGTAAATCAAGCAACACACGCCTTTATTGCAACCGATGTTCGGGGAAAGTTTTTCTATTCAGACCCTTTTGCTGGGACAATTACTTTTGCAAAACGTGGTTCTAACAATGCTGGATTTAAGCCGCCGACTGGTTGTGCGATACGAATACCAAACATCATTCTTGGAACGTCAACGGCTGGCGACTACACAGCTCAATTTTTGGCGTTTCAAAGCTCTTCAAGATATGCTTTCAGAATTGATACTGCGGTTGTGGATTTTGATAAAATATCATGCAATTGGGTTACAACCAATGTAACTCCAACCTCTTACAAAATGCAGAATTCTGCAATTAGTGTATCGCAGACAGTAGTGAATTTTAACTCGGAACTACGAAACTGTTGTATTGCGCCTACTTTGTATTACAGACTTCCAAGTGGAGCATACTCTTTACAAAATTCCGCGAACGGCTACATATACGACAGCCGCATTGTTTCTCGTGGCGCAGGACAAGTTGTACATCAGGTCATCACATCGGCAAATATCAACGCGTACCGATGCAGTTTTGAATCGATTGGGCATAATCAAGGCAAGGCGGCTAGAATAGCATTAGCCCAGCCCGTCGTTAACGTGGTTAGCGCTGGGGGTGAATACGTTGATTGCACTTTCATCGGCGGCAACGGTCAATTTAACGTACAAAACTTTTCAATCAGAAACTCAAAGTATTGCGACAACATGATTGGAACAACGCCTGCAATTGCCTCGCAAGCTTTTAACGTGACAGGAACAAACATTGTCATAGATGGCATTACACATATTGACGGTATTGCAAATAATCACCCATTTACACAATATGTAACGACATCTATAGGTTTTACAACTAATCTTTTAGTAACAAATATCGGAACACTTGCAGCGCCGCTAAACGCTGGAACAGTAAACCCTTGCGGTTATATTTACACTCAGGGAACCGCTGGTACGCTGGCCGAAGTGCGTAGATGCTATGTTGATAATTTGCGACTTGGCGTAATAAACACAGTTAATTCAGCACCGATTTTGAATTTATATGATGTTTGGGGTGACGGAACAACGCCACAAACGCTTGCAGTGGGAAATTTGATTTCGCGAGGTGGAAGGTGGATAAATCAACGAACACCCTCCAGCTCTATCCTAGGGGCGCACTGGGACGATGCTTATACTTCTTCAACAACTGGTCGAATCACAATCATGGCAAACGAGCCGTCGTCAACAACTGGTACACAGTGCTCGTACACTCTCGGACTAGGTTCGGGCTTCAATGGCACTGGCTCAGTTGTTGTGTCGCGTCTGACAGACGTTGTAAATTGGACAACGCCTGTTAAAATTTACGGACATAACTTTTTAGCTGGCGGTTGCGCTGTTACAGGAACCGACTGTCAGAATTTAATTTTTGAATATAAAATAGATACAGGCTCAGGCTTTGGGGGTTCCTGGGCTTTCTTAGCTAATACAGTTCGTCGTTCGGCTGGTGGAGTAGCAGGAACAAACACAGTCACACTCACAACCGCAGACCGAACTGCATTGACAAGACAACCTCAAATAGGTGACTTTGTTCAATCTAGTTCATTTAGACTTCCAGCAAATACCACTGTTACACTTGTAGTTGGTGACGTTGTCACTTGTTCAAATAACTTTGTAACAAGTTTAACAGTAAATGAATTTGTCACTTTCTCGCCTGTCAATGTGGCGGTGACGGCGGCGAATGGGTATCTGCTTCAGGTGCGCACTTATCCGACCGTAGCGGCAACCACAACGCTGCTAACGGCGTTTTCGATGTCAATTCAGACAGATGCAACAAATCAACAAATTCAGCACCCTCTTCCTGGGTCTTTGGTCAACATCACCAATCTTGTTCCGCAATCGCGGGTGAAGGTGACGCGGGTAGACACGGGAGCCTTGCTGCAACAGGCATCTTGCGGCGCGGGTACAACACTAGCCTTTGATTTCCAATACACAGGATCTGTTGCGGTAGAGGCAAGAAATGCCAGTGGCAATCCTGCGTACAAGCCGTGGTTTACGCAAGTATCCATTTCACCAACGGCAACGACAAGCGTTGTCGCCCTTCAAGAATCTGATCAATAAAGGACTATAGTTATGGCTATTCAAGACGACTTTCAAATTAGTGCCACAGGTGATATTCGTCGACAATCTGGGGCCAGCACAACCGTTTATTCGGTGTTGGCTTTACACGCGTGGCTTCAGGATTTAGCGGATGATCCATCTGCTACTGGCAATGACCTTGTGGATATTTTGGCCCCTAACCCATCACGTTTGGATGGTCCTCGGGATGCGGCTGTTGCGTCACGTCTTAACCTTTTGACCAGTGGTTCCATTATATTTAATTTGGACGATACGGCGGCGCAATTTATAAATTTTGGTTCCATTAAGCAAGATAGTGCAAACATTCAGTATTCTGGTTTAAAAACCATCGGTGGGATTGTTGCAGCATCGCCTGTGTATGTTGTGCAAAGCGGCTCAAAGTTGACAAAGTTTTGGGCGGATGGGCATGTTCAGATTTTGGTAAAAGTCAAAACAGCAGGCTCATTGATTGATAGCGGAAATGTAACTGCATTTTCACGGAAATGGGGGCAAACTTATTCTCACTTTGACGTAAACCTGTCGGCAGGTGGTGAATCCAATGCGGCCTTGTCAACAGCTCTTGACCCTAACATTGTATTGTCGGAGGCGAGCGCGGCGGCCTTATCTAGCAAGGTCACGGTCACGTTTGGTGATACCAACCAAGATTTGGGCAATGGGAACGGATCAAAGCTGTATAAGGGCACAATTGCCTTAAGCAGTTCCTGTACCTTGCAAGAGGCATATCAGTATCTACAATACCTAACCAGAGAAAGTAGTTCGGCCACGCTTAACAGTATCCCAGGGTGGCGGTATAGGCTTTTAAATTCTGCCTACACGGAAAACGTAGCTGCACCTTTCGGCTCTTTTGCGGGGGGCACGTTCTTTGTGGCTCAAGGATGGTGGTTAACTGGCGTATTAGCAGCAGAAGCCACAAAATATCAGTTAATTGCCCACGATGGAACGACGCAGGTTCCGCCCACCTTAATTGGCATCACTGTAGGAAATCTGGTCTCTGGCGACCGCGTTTTGGTAGCGCGGGATGATGGGGCGGGAGCAATTCTGAAAGATGAATACACCCCCGTTGCGGCCAGTGCAGGGGCAACATCATTACAAGTGGTGGAAAGCATTAAAACGGATACCCCATCCAGCGGCGTAATTCGGATTAAAAGTTTGCGCTATACATACACTTCTTTTAATGCAGGAACCAAAACCTTTACGGGTCTTTCGCCTTCTTTAGCCAGTAACATTGTGACGGCGGATGATGTGTTTGTGCCTTATATTGACAGGGCTGCAACGACATCGTCGGAAAGTGTGACGTTTATTTATTCCTCTAACTTTAATGCCCGCGTGGATGTAAGGAATGGAAGTGGCGCATCGCCAATTGTTCCTTTCTCTACCACGTTATCTGTGACCAACGCTGGGGCAAGTGTTAATGCAAGCCGAAACAGTGACGTTTAATGCCTTATTATACTGCACCTTTTACATTTGATTTTGGTGCGTCTATAATTGATGTAGACGTTGGAACGTCAGATGTGGATTGTCTTGACATTTACGACGCAATAAAAAAAGCACAAGCGAGCGAAGAAGGAATTATCTATGAAAGAATCGGAAAAGGCTCAGGACTCAATGTCCTTGGACCAGGCGTCCAAGTCGGTCTCACCGTCGAACTATTGGGGGCTTGGCAACTTCGGTTCCCAGCAGGGAACTACGTCGCCCGTATCTCAGGAGGAAACTTCATCGGAGGGCCAGGAGGAGACCCCATCGCCTACACCGCTGGAGTCCAAACCCTCTTAATTCAGTCGGCGGCTTCAACGATTGTTACAACATCTGGGAGCATTCCGACTGCTGCACAGAACGCGGCGGCAGTCCTTGCGGCGGCGGAAATAACGCCAATTCAAGCTGACATCCGCAAAGTCAATAATTATGAAATAAATGGGCATGGCACAGATGCCGACCCGTGGGGACCTGTGTAATGGCTTCGGCTTGGGGTAACTCATGGAGCAAGTCGTGGGGTAATTCTTGGGGCGCAATAATTAATCTTGATTTTACACCTAATGGTGGCGCAAGACGAGAATATCAGCCTTACTTTTACGAATTACAAAATCTTCGAGAAATTGAAAATAAATTTAAAGAGGCTGAATTAGATTTAAGAGCCGCCACAATAAAAATTGAGGCTCTTGAACTTAAACGCACACGTGATTTAGCCGACGAGGCAATGCAGGCAGAGCTTTTAATGCTGCTTGCAGAACAGAATAGATTGATGCAGCTCATTGAGACTTTGCGTCAACAGAAATTAAGAGTGTTAAGAGACGATGAGGAGTTTTTGACACTTTTAATGTATTTAAACTAACCCCTTGCAATTAGCCAAAAAGGAATGTACTATGCAAAATAACACGGATGTTACCGTACAAACGGATTCACCTGTTGAAAATCGATTCATTGTTGAAACCAATGTAGTTCCAGAAAATGTTGAGCCTGAAAAGGTTGAGCCTTCTACGGAAAAAACTATTGAGGTGGAAACACCAGACTCGGAACCCGATGAGGAACCGACTGAGCAGAAAACGATTAACCCCCGTACAGCCCAACGCAAGGCTGAAAAAGAACGTCTTATTCGTGAAAATGCTGTTCTAGCTGAAAAGCTAAGGCAATATGAGCAAGAAAAAGCGTCTGCTTCAGATGCGCCAAAGGCTAGGGATTTATCAAAAAAGCCCGACATTCAAGATTATGACGATGTGTTGGAATACACAGAAGATTTGGCCACCTGGAAAGCTGGCGAGATATTCGAGAGTAAGACAACACAGCTTAATCTGCAAAAACAAACTGAAGCCCTTGCTCAAAGAGCTGAAATTGTAAGAGCAGAAAAGCCTGATTATGATGAGAAAGTTGTTGGATTGATAGAAAGCAGGCTGATTACGCCAGATATTGAGAGGGAAATTTTATCTTCTCCTATCGGCGCAGATGTTGCCTATCACCTAGCAGAGTACGGCGCCGACTTGATGACCCTGCGAGGGCTTCCTGCCGAGGCATTGCCTAAAGCGATAAAGGCCATTGAGGACTTTATTAAAAAAGGCGGCAATCAACAGGAAAAACCAAAAATCACAAAGGCGGAACCCCCTATTGCTCCCCCAGGTGTAACAGTTAATGCCGACAGGCCATTAAGTTCATACACTCAAGAAGAAATAGAGAATATGCCTTTAAGTCAATTTAACAAATTTTAAGGAGAGACGCTTTGGCCAACCAAGCTCCCATTCAAACTATTCTTTGCAAAAAGGCGTTAGCGCGTTTGCAGAATAAACTACCTATGATTACAACTGTAAACAAAGACTTCCAAGCGGAAGTTGCTGATTCACAAAAGCGTCATGGTGGCACTGTCAATATCGAAAAACCACCTGTGTTCAACGTGCGCTCTGGTGAGATTATGGAAGTGCAATCAACCTTTGTTCCAGTAATCAGCACTACCCTAAGTATGTATGGGGTTGACGTGTCGGCCAGCCAGCTTGACCTGCAAGTGTCTTACGCTGCAGTACAAAATGGTATGTACGATGGTGTTCTTGATGGGGCGGCATCTGCTTTGGCAGCTAAAATTGAGGCAGACGGCTTTGCCCTTGCACTAAAAGTTGCCAACACGGTTGGAACTCCTGGAACTGCCATTACCGACCCTAGTATCCTTTCGACGGCTGGTGCTTTGATTACTTCCAACGGCGGTGATATTAGCAACCGAATTGGTTTGTTGAACAGTTTCCAAAATGCAAGCTTTGCCAGTGGTGTTAAGAACTACTTTAACCCAGTAAATACGGTTAGTGACGCTTACGCTAAAGGCATGTTGGGTAATGGTTATGGTTTTGACCTTTATGACGAACCTGTAGCTGGCACGTTTACTGCTGGTACTTATGGTGGAACGCCATTGACCAACGGTGTTTTGGTTGAAGGAAATACCATTGTAACCGATGGCTGGACTGCAACCACAACCTCTCTAAACGTGGGTGATACTTTCACCATTAATGGCTGTTTTAACCGCAATCCACAAACTGGCCTTTCAACAGGTGCTCTTAAGAACTTTGTTGTAGCCACCAAAACTGTGACTGACGGTTCGGGTAACTCCACCATCACCATTGGTGAGGACGGCATCATTCTGAATGGTCCACGCCAAAACGTCATTAGCGCAAGTGGGACTTCGGTTATTGCGGACAACTCGCCAATTACTGTTACCTCTGGTGCTTCTGGTGTTACATCAAAACAATCGCTTGTTTTCCACAAGAACGCATTTACCTTTGCAATGGTTCCACTTGCCAAAGTGCCTAGCAATTTGGGCGTTATGTCAACCGTTGTGCAAGACAAGATGAGTGGGTTGTCTATCAGCATGAAAGAAGCTTATTCAATCGAAACCAACCAACGCGTTGTTCGTTTTGATGTGCTTTACACATGGTTAGAAACCTATCCACAAATTGCTTGCCGAATCCTCGGTTAACCCAATCTTATAGGAGTGATTATCATGGCTGTAGCCACTACAACTAACAAAGTTTCTTTGTTACAAAACGCTAATAATGTTCAACCAGATACTATTAGGCAAACTTTTAGTATTTTCACTATCGCCGCCGCTGGGACAACTCAAGCGACGGGGACTGCAATTGGCAATGACAAACCATTTGTTCTTATCAGCAATAACACTGCTGCTAACGGGGTTGTTTTGCCAACTGCCGCCTATATTGGCCAAGAGATTACGGTTTTCCCACAATTGGTTACCAACGCACCGTTGGTATATCCTCCTGTTGGCGGGACTGTAAACAATGGTACGGCTAATACTGGCGTAGCAACACCAGCACGCAAGGCGGTTAAATACATTGCTGTTGACCGCACTGGCCTAAACTGGGTTACCGTAGGATTGTAATTATGGGACGCAGACCAAAGGATTACAATGCTTACACGCAAGAAGATGGTGTGGTTCAAGGTTCGGAGTCGGAGGTGGTTGTATATGCCATCTCCGACGAAGAATGGGAGCGTCGCACCAAACTTGACGTGAGCAACCCAGACTACATCAACCCATCTTACGATAGGTAGGTTATGGCCTACACAGCCCTGAATCTGATAACCGACGTGTTACTAGATATGGGCGTTATAGCTGACCAAGAGACCCCCACTGCTTCCCAGAGCGTGGGGGCATTGGTTAAGCTGAACGACCTTATTGAGTCATGGAATCTTGACCCTCAAAAGCTATATGGGGCGACCGAGTACATCATTCCTTTTGTGGCCAATAAAGCAACTTACACCATAGGGATTGGTGGGGACTTAAATGTTCCCCGTCCTAACGGCACTTATGCAGCTTTTGTTCGCAACACCACCGCCACACCATCGCAACAGCAAGATATTCCAATTACTGTTTTAACTGACCAACAGTGGGCTGATATTCCTGTTAAGGGCATGACTGGAACATTTCCTTATGCGGTATGGTTCAACATGACCAACCCATTGATAACGGCTCATGTAACCCCAGTTCCTACAGGTTCTAATTATAGCTTGGTATTTTGGGATGCTAACGATAACGCAACTTTGGCGTTAAACACGGTGCTGGATTTGCCACCTGGATACAAACGCGCCATGAAATACGGTTTGTTTATTGAATTGGCTGCTGGGTATCAGATTCCAGTTCCTGCTAGTATTGCAGGACTTGCTATGTCATCAAAAATGGCCATTGACCGTCAAAACCTTAGCATCAATACTTTGCAAACCAGCGGAATGACTCGTTACGACATCTTTAGCAACACTCTAAGGAATGTGTAATGGACGCGGGGGTGGTAGGCGGGTCATCACAGCAAGCCTCGCTGCCATTTAATGCCGAACGCACGGTGAATATGTACGCCGTTCTTGACCAGCAGGGCAAGAAACCAGCTTCACTATATGCGCGGCCTGGCAATGCTGTTTTTGCCACCTTGGGCTCTGGAGCAGGTCGCGGTGCTTTTACGGCTACCAACGGGCGTGCATTTGTTGTTTCTGGCTCTCAATTATACGAATTATTGGCTGGTGGGACAGGGACTGTACTAGGTAGCCTTCTTACCAGCTCTGGCGACATTACGATGGCTGAAAATGGCGTGCAGTTGGCCATTTGCGATGGGGTTGACCTGTATATCTTGACTTACGCTACAAATACGTTCCAGCGCGTTGTAAATCCAAATTTGCCTAGTGCAGCAAGCGTTACGTTTCTTGATGGGTATTTTGTTGTCAATCGTTCGTTTACAAGTGGGATATTTCAGATTTCCGCTCCGTTTGATGGGCTTAACTGGGCGGCATTAGATTTTGCTAGCGCTGAATCATCGCCAGATAGTTTGTTGCGGGTTGCGGTTGTGTTTGGCCAGTTGTTTTTGTTTGGTGATATTTCTATTGAACCTTGGAACAACACGGGCGCAGCAACATTTCCATTCCAGCGGGTAAACAGTTCTTCGCAAATATCGGTTGGTGTTGCTGCACCCAGCACTATTTTGGAATTAGACAACACTGCATTTTGGGTTGGCAAAGACAAAAATGGTACTGGTGTTGTTTACAGGGCAGACGGCTATTCTCCGAAACGAATTTCTACAGAAGCGGTTGAATTGCGTTTACAAGCCGCCCCATCAATATCGACGCTAAAAGCTATGGCCTATCAAGAGGCTGGCCATACGTTTTACATCATCACTGGCGGCGGTATGGAAACCGCACAAGTCTATGATGTTTCAACAAATTTATGGACAGAGTGGTCGTATTTTAACAGTTCAGGCAATTATGAATTGCCGCTAACAAATGATTTATTTTATGCTTTCGGCAAAACTCTTGCCCTGGATAGAACATCTGGCAAGGTTTATGAGCAATCATCAAAGTATTACTCTGATGACGGTGAAGAGATAGCGTGCGATAGGATTTTTACTCATATATTTGATAATGGCAATCCGTTTTTAATTAAGAATCTTATATTGAATTTTGAAACTGGTGTTGGCAATACAACTGTCGAAAACCCAAAGGCCATGCTTTATCTTTCTAATGACGGCGGCAGGACGTTTTATACTTACTATGAAGCATTTATGGGCAAGGCTGGCGAATTTCTTTCCAGGGTGGTTTTTTGGCGTTTGGGCAGGCATCGGCAATGCACGTTTCGCGTGCGCGTGACGGATTCTGTTAAACGGGTGATAACGGGAGGACAATTTAACGTATGACCGCAACGATTGCCCCCATTGCTGATAAAGCTCTTGATGACAGCGGAAAGTTCCGCCCGTCGTGGATTGTGTATTTTTCCGAAGTAAATCGCGGTGATGTTGGCACAACATGGACACCAGTTATTACAAACTTGACCGCTGTTGGCACGCCGACCATCACGGGCGTGTATTATCAAAATGGCGGGTTTACAGATTTTGCCGTTAAAATTGTTCCTGGAACCAACACCAGTTCTACACTTGGAAGCACAACTATTGCGTTGCCGTTTACTGTTGTGGCGGACACTGTTGCCAATGTTGTGAGTGGTGTTAACGCCGCACAAGGTGTGGTGAACGCAAGTGCAAAAATAGTTTATCTACCAACATGGTCAGTGATTACTGTTCCAATAACAATCACTGGAAGGGTCAAAAACTAACTATGCTTAAAGATAGTTTTGGTGTAAAGTAACAACGGAGTTTTTGCGATGGATGACATGAGGAAGTCTAATCAATGGCTGTAAAATTGCCAATAGGAACCAGGGATGTTTTTGCAGCGCAGAATCAGCGCAAACAAGGCATTTCCTCATCTTTTAACGAGCAAAATCTTGCCAAGTTTAATTCATACAGCCCTGACCAGCAAAATTTAATTTTAGATATTCTTGCTTCTGGAGAAGACCGTGGCGGAAGTGTACAGAGTGATTGGTCATTAGCCAGACCTAGGGTCGGTGGTTATGAGCAGTACATGCAAGAGTACAATGCTCTTGGCAATCGTTCTAAGGATGCTTACCGCCAACTTGGTGCTTTATCTGGGCAGGGCAGAAATGCTTATGATTACAATGCTGGTTTTGATTTCGCAGACACAATTGCTGGTAACCAATTAAAACAAGATTCACTTCGGTCTACCATTAACCAATATGATTCTCCTAAGAAAAAAAGAAGTATATTAGGTGATATTTTTAATAACCCAATTGCACAAATCGGGATTCCAATTCTTGCCAGCGTCGCTGCCCCTGGTTTTGGAACTGCATTGTCAAGTGGACTTGGGTTGGGGTTAACTGCTGGTGGAGCGGGTGCAACTGCATTAGGGGCTGGTGCTCTTGGTACTGGTCTTAGTCTGGCATCTGGTAAAAACATTGGACAGTCATTAAAGTCTGGGGCAATTAGCGGCGGCCTGTCTTATGGCGGCAGTATGTTGGCTGATGGTCTAGCAGACACAGCATTAGGCCGCGCTTTCAGTGACGTAAAAGCAGGTGTAGCAGATACAGCGCTTGGCCGTGGTCTTAGTGACATTGGCAGGTCGGCATCGGGGGTGTTTGACAGCGTTGGAAGCGGTATCAATGACCTTTACCAGGGCAGTAGCGTGCAAGACGCCTTTAGAAGTGGTGGCGATGCTTTAAAATCTATTGGTATTGACGTAGGAGGTAGCGCTGCAACTGCCCCCACGGCGGTAGGCGGCGGCGCTTCATCTTATAGCGGCGCGGTTGACCCAACTGGCAAGTATTCTTTTGGTGGTGCGTTGGACAAGGTTGGTGGAGCATCAACTGCTGCATTAAATGAGTCGTCACCTTTACTTTCTGCACTTAGCCCGTATGCCCCAACGGCGGCAACGGCAGCACCTTCATTATCTGCATCAACCGCGCTTACTAGCGCATCATCAGGAGCAAAACCCGTGGCAAACTCTTTTTTAGCGCCCGCTCTAAGCGCAGCACTTGGGTACAATTCAAACCAAGAGGCAGCAGAAGCATTGCTTGAACAGCAGCGGGCTAATAGGGCGCTTGTTGGCGAGTCAAACAAGGCCGTTTCTGATGCTTTGCTTAAACAGTATCAAGCCAATACGGCGTTGCTTCAGCCATACGCTGGCGGGTTTGAATTTACCCCTGGCGATTTAACCGCAGACCCAGGCTATCAGTTTAACTTAGCTCAAGGTACATCGGCACAGGACAGAGCAAACCTTGCCCGCGGTAACTTTTACTCTGGTCAGGCGCTGAAAGAAGCGCAAACATTTGGGCAGGGTTTGGCGGACACGACTTACAACACGGCGTTTAACCGCGCTTTACAAGCCCGCGGTGCTGGCATGGAGGGGGCATTGGCCAATGCTGGCATCAACACCGACTTCGGCAGAAACACAGCCGACCAAGCCATTAGAAACGCTGCCCTTGGCATGGGAATAAACACCGACATTGGCAATATCAATGCCAACAGAACCGTCAACACAAACAATCTTATTAGTGGCGCGTTAGGTTCTTTATTGGGCGGCAATACTTACACCAACACTGGCGCTTTACAAGGTGGTTTTGACCTGCAAGAATTTTTGCGTCGCAACAGATTGGGGAGTTCATCTTATGCCAGTTGATTTGGGAGTATTTGAGCGTCAAAAGAGCATTATTGACCAGCAGCAGTTGCAGGAAGCGTTTGACTTAAAGAAGGCATTGGCAATTCAAGAAGCGCAAAACAGTGCCCAGACACAAGACTTAAACGCGCAATTAAAACTTTTGGCATTGCAAAAATCTTTGCTTCCTGAGCAGCTCACGCCATATCAAGCGGCTTCATTGAAGTTGCAAGAGAAAATGCTTGAGCAAAAATCGCAACCTGAGCCGATTACACCATATCAAGCTGCGCAACTGGATTTGCAGCGGCGCAAATTGTCTTTGCCTTTGGGCGGCACTCAAACACTTGACGAAAACGGCGAGCTTGTAACAATGCCCCCTAGGAAGTTAAGCGCCACGGAACAAAAGGCATTTGACCGTACGAAAAATGAATTGGATGAGCTGCAAAAAGCTGCTGGCGCTTTTGAAGCGATTAAAGAGTACCAGGGCAAGCCGATGTACTCAGGATTTGGTGCAAACGCTATAACCGCAGCAAACAGGGTTCCAGGGGTGGGTTCACTTATTGATGACGAAAAAGCATCTAATACAAAAGCATACCAAAATCTTGTGTTAGAAGGCCAGTTTACAAAGCTTCAATCTACATTCCCTGGCCAGATTTCTAATGCTGAACGCGAATCTTTGCAGAATTTGGGAGCATTGGCACAGTTTACCCCACAAGAACAGGCAAAAATTTTGGCAGACTCGCAAGCTGCGATTGAAAGGAACCTGGAAATAACGCGCCGCCGCGCCAGAGAAATTGCCACTGGAGAGCAGTATACAAACGCGGCAAAGCAATCTCCCTTGCCTCCCCCGCCTCCGTTAGAAATTGATGCTGCCGCTGCAAGGGCTGAATTAGCCCGTAGGGCAGCTGCTAGAAAAGCGGGAGGCCAGTAGTGGATTTATCACAGTTTAGCGATGAGGAATTGATGCGGGCGGTAGGCGGTGGAGTTGGGAAAGCTCCCGCTGCTGCTATGGATTTATCACAGTTTAGCGATGAGGAATTGATGAAGGCCGCTGGCATGGATACAGCTGCCCCTGTTCAACCTGAACCTGCCCAAGACACTTTCGGCTCACGCCTACAAGCTGATTTTGACCGCCGCAAAAAGCAGATTAGTGATTTGGCGAATCTGGCGGTTGAGGGCAAAATATCGGATACTGAAGCAATAGCACGTAGTGGCCTCAAAATGGCGCAGTTGTTACCAGACACCGCGCTTAATGTTTTATCTGAAGTAACGCCAGACTTTATTGAAAAACCTGTTGTGGAGCAAATTGGCAATGCAGCTTCTTATCTTGCTGATACTCGCGCGGGTCGCGCTACGATTGGCGCAATCAATGATTTCAATCAACAGTATCCCATTACGGCAGGGCGCGTCGGCTCCGCCGTTGATGCTGTCAATATCGCTTTGCCGTTCAAGAAAGTCGGGGGTCAAAGTCTTATCACTGCATCCACCAAGGCTGTTGATGCGGCGATAGATAAAACAGGTGATATGGCAGGTAAGGCAGTTACTCGTGGGGTGGGAAAATTGGCAACCCCTGCTCGCGTGATGCCAAATTCTGAGCAGTTGGCTAGTATGGGCGTTAAGGGCTATGAAGCTGCCAGAGCTAGCGGCGAAGTTTTTGATGCCCCATCGGTGACAAATAAATTTATTGCAGCGATTGATTCGGCAAAGCCCAAAATGATTGCCGACGCGGTCGAGACAGACTTGTCGCAGGCGTTAGAATCTGGCTTGGGAAAATACCGTAAGCTGGCAGATAAGCCTCTTGGCATTGATGAAATAGACATTATCGACAAAGACATCAGCAACCTAAAAGACAAAGCATTTAGGGCTGGTGAAAACCAACTTGGCGTTGAATTATCCAACATTCAAAACACCCTTCGTCAATCGGTAGCAGAATCTCCAAGCGGTCAAACGCTGGCGCAAGCTCGTGATTTATATCGCCGCAAGTATCAAATGGAAGATGTTGAGCGCATATTCCGCAATGCTGAAGGCCGCCCAAATGAAGCAACAATTATTCAAACTGGATTTCGCAATCTTTCCAACCAGGCTCGCAAAAAGGGCAGCGGGTACACCAAAGAACAAATTGCTCTCATGGATAAAGCGGCCAAAGGTGGTCTAACAATTAACGCGCTAAAACTTATGTCAAGCAAGCTTATTCCAGTTATCGCAGGCGCGAGTGGCAACTTGGTCGGGGCTGGCGCAGCATATGTGGGCAACCTAGCTGCTGGTGCTGGTGCAACGGCATTACAAACCGCCAAGGCAAATAAGCTGGCAAAATCTATCACCAAAGGCATAACGGTTGAGGCTGAGCCTACGCGGATAAACCGCCTAGCGCAGCTGCTAACCAAGCAAAACCTCCAAAAAGCATTTGAAGCCAAAAAAGGAAACAACACGCCTGAACAAATGTTGGCACTGCCAGCTCCTCAAAGAACAATTTTTGTAGATAAAAATGGTGTTGGCGTTCCATTGACGCAAGCTGATAGAGAAATTATTGGCCAAATGCCAAGTGAATTTTTAAACCCAGCAATTGAACAAGTTAGCAAGTTGCCGCCAAATGAAGCCAAAGATTTGTTAGATAGATACCTTCGTTCAGTAGCCAAAGGAAAGTCACCACGATGAGCGTCCTCCTTCTCCCCCCTATCTTTCAATTTTTTGACAATAACGGCGACCCGCTTGCCAATGGTTTTATTGACGTGTTTGCGGCTGGCACAACCACGCGGCAAGCAACGTACACCAGTGCGGCTGGAACTACTCAAGCCCCCAACCCGATTCAGTTAAACGCTGCTGGTCGTCCTACATCTGGTGGTGGGGCTATCTGGGGCGAAGGTTCTTACAAATTTATTGTGCGGGATGCAAATGGCGTTCAGGTTGGTGAGCCGCTGGACAACGTGACCTCGTTTGCTGGGCTTGTGACGGCCACCAATGCCTACGCTGAATTGTTTTCTGGCAATGGCACGCAGACGGTATTTACCACGTCCAGCGCCCTTGGAACTGACCCCAAAGGCTTGTTGGTTAGCGTTGCCTCTGGCTTGCAGGAAATAGCACAAAACGGCAGCTTCACCACCGATACCTTGTGGACTAAGGGTGCAGGCTGGACAATCGGTTCTGGTGTTGCAACGGCGACGGGGGCAATCTCAACTGGCATTAGCCAAATCCCTGTTCTTACGGTTGTGGCTGGTCAGGCGTATGCTGTAACGTACACCATTACACGTTCGGCTGGTGGCCTTATCCCATCTATTGGCGGGCAAAATGGTGTTGAGCGCACGGCATCGGGAACTTATCGTGAAATCATCATTGCGGCAGCCAGCACGCCAATTGCGTTTACGGGCAATGCGTTTACTGGGACGCTGGACAATGTTTCTGTCACGGAAGCCGTTAGCGAAAACATGGCATTGTTGCCGACCAGCGCTTACACCATTAACGGCACGACGCTAACCTTTGCGACGGCTCCTGCTGCTGGTGTTAACAACATTGATGTGCGTGCGCCGTCCTTATTGGTTGGTGCGGCTTCTACGGCTGCTAACCTTGCACAGGTTTATGCGGCAAATGCCCTGGCAAGCGAAACGGCGGCGGCTGCATCTGCTGCTCTTGCCTCGTCTAATGTAAAAACAAAGCCAGCGGTGGCATGTGCGACTACAGCGAACATTACGTTATCAGGCGAGCAAACCATTGACACGGTTACAACCAGCGCAAGTCGAGTGTTAGTAAAAAATCAATTACTGGCAATAAACAACGGTGTTTATGTTTCTGCTGCTGGTGCATGGACTCGCGCAACTGACGCGGATACATGGACTGAAATACAGGGGCAATCTGTATTTACTTTAGGTGGCTCTGCTAATATCAATAAAACATGGGCAAACACCAACGAGGTTGGCGGAACTATTGGGGTGACAGACATCACTTGGACTGAATTAAATCCAGGCATGATGAGTAAACCAATTTATGACCCCGATAATATCTCTGAACAAGTTGTTGGGTTAACTCATCCGCAAACTTTGACTGATAAAACTTTAACTGCCCCAATTATCAATGGCGCTATCGGTGGTTCTGGCACTCCGAAAATGAACAATTTTCGCCTAACGCCTACTTCTGGCGTGCCCGTTCAGACGGGCGATGCAAATGCCGTCACCACGCTGTACATGACCCCTTACAACGGCAACAAAATTGCTTTGCACAATGGAACAAGATGGCATTTGCGAACCAGCGCAGAAATCAGCATCAGTTTAGCGGCTACAACTGCTGGCCTTGGCTATGATGTGTTTTGCTATGACAATTCTGGGGTTCCAACTTTAGAATTGACGGCCTGGACAAACAGCACCACGCGAGCGACAGCTTTAGTCTATCTCGATGGAATTTTGGTTAAATCAGGCGCAACCACCCGCCGCTATCTGGGCAGCTTCTATTGCCACACCAACGGGCAGACAGCCAGCTCTTTAACCAACACGGGCGCAACCACTGGCCGCTATATTTTCAACTATTACAACCGCGTATTGTTGCGGATGCAACGGTTTGAATCGACTGCATCCTGGGCGTATAATACTGGGGCATACCGTCAAGCTAATGGCTCTACAGTCAATCAGTTAAATTTCTTTATTGGTGTTGTTGAAGATGCTGTGGTTTGTAGTCAAACAGGACTTGCAAACATTGCTTCGGCCAATTCTGGGGCGCTTACTGCCATAGGCTTAAACAGCACTACATCACCGTTAAATGGGTCTGTAGCATTTCTGAACTCACAAATAATTAACTATGCGACGTACGGTTCATCTACTGTTGATGCAACTCCAACCTTGGGGTTAAATTATTTGTCTTGGATGGAATACGGCAATGCCGCTGGATGTACATTCTTTGGTAGCACATATCCAAACGGCATTAACGGCGCAATTTTCTGTTAGGGGGACAAGATGGATATTCAACAACTTTATCAACTGATTAGCGCGGTAGCCCCGATTGAGGGCGTCAACAGCGATGGGGTTATTTCCTTTTTGGAAACAGCCACCACTGAACAGCGTGCCGCCGCGCATCAAGTCGTTAATGACAATTTACCCAACCTTGGCGTTGAACCAGAAACTTACACTTACCCAGCCAAAACAATCACCCTACCGTTTTTAAGCGGGTGGAGCAAAACATTGCTAGAGCGTGTGTTTACCAAAACCACGTTGGAACAGGCGCGGATTGATAAGCTGGCGGCAATAAGGGCGGATAGGGACGCGCTATTGCAGTATAGCGACCTGGTGGCAAAAGAGGGCGCGAGCAAGGTTGCGGACAGTCAAAAAATCCTACAGCCAAACCTGCAATGGACGCACCAGCTTAGAAGCCCATTCTTAGAAAATGCAGAAACCGACCTGGCCGCGTTAAGTACTGTTAATGACGTGCTGGCTTATGAAGCGGATTTTGACCCCAAGCCTTTGCAGGCATCCTATGTTGTTTTGACCATGCGGCAATTTGCCTTGGCGGCGGTTAATTCTGAATTGATGGACTACACCACGGCGGCGGACTTTTTGGAAAGCAAAGTCATCCCCGCTGGTATTGAGGCAGTGCTATCAACACTCCCCACGGCGGACGCTAACAATGCCCGCCTGACGCTAAAGGCCATGACACTTATCCCCCGCGACGATGCGATGGTATCGGCTTTGTTTGGTGCAGCATTTGGCATGACCAGCCAACAGCTTGATGATTTTTTTCTGGAGGCATTTGAGGTTTAAGCATGGCAAGCCCCATCGACACCATTGTTAAATTCCTGAAGGCGCAAGATGACCAGGGCAACGATTGGTACGGTTGGGCATCTAACCAGTTATCCCACGCCTTCCTGGGGGTGTTCTTCTCTGGTTTGGCTTTGGTGCTGGGCGCGTCATGGTACTATGCGATTGCATTGCTTGTCGTGTTGGGGCTGGCTAAAAAACTGGCGGACTGGTCAAAGCAAATCCTTACCTGGAAGATTGTGCGCGACACGATTCAAGACTTGCTGTTCTTTATCAATGGCGGTGTTTTCAGCTTAAGCATTTTGTACGGCAGCATCATATTGTTTGTTTGTGCTACGGCCTCTGTATCAACCTTGCTTGTATCGGGCATTGTTGCTAGAATCGTTCAATCCAAGCGGGATAAAGCCAATGACTAAGGATATTGCAACCCAAGTCGCAGTGGTAGTAACGCGGTTGCAGGCTGTTGAGGATACGCTTAACGAAGGCATTAAAAACGTCACAAAATTTGCTCAAAAAACTATAGAAGAAAAAACTGAAGCGGCTTTGCTTGCCCAGAAAATGGTGCTTGGCTTGGAAAAAGTTGTAGAATCTGTCGATGCAATAAAAACTGATTTTGACACACATAAAGTTGAGCAGCAAAAGCGGCTAAGGTTAGTCGAGCAAAAAATACATGTAGCTTTGGTATGGCTGGCGTTCTTGACTATTCTTGTAGTCGCTGTACTATTGTTTATAGCCTCTGGCTCAAGCGGGGCAAGGGTTGCTGGTGAGTTTGCTGGTGGCCTAATAAATTCTGTCAAACCTCACTAGGGAATTGTTATGCCCAACATGAAACCAAAGCCCAAGCCAAAACCAAAACCAATGCCAACCAAGAAGGGCTATTAACTATGTCACGAGTAACAATGGGCACTAAGAAACCTAGTAAGCCAATTAAAATCACCATGACTGGCGGTAAAAAGCCAGGCGGTAAAAAAAGCTAATCCAATGTGGATGACCATTGCCCTAATTGGCATTCTTGCCCCTGGGCTTGGAAGCCTTTTGCAACTTGGCGATGCAGACTACGTTGCCTACTTTGGCATTCTTATCGCAATGGCCGCGCTATCCTATGGCATAGCATCTAATCAGCATTTTGGAATTTGGAAACGTGTTCCCGCCGTTGTTGTGTTTATCATGGCGTGCTTGTGGATTCTTGACAGCCTATCGGGCTTTTTGTTCGACGTGCAAATCAATTATCCGTGGTGGGGCATCATAGATTTTAGCCTATTATTCCTTATGTTCCTTAATTCTTTCATACAAGGCCTTACAGAGAAAACAGGGTCGTTTGCATATGTTCGTAAGCCGATGTCCTTCCAAGACCTTGTGGCGACCGTTTTTGGGGGTTGCTTTGTGACGACCGCTGTTGAACATAACGGGAAGTTTTACGGATTCCGCAAAGGGCGGCTGATTGAGCTGGTTGACTTTGACAAAAACAAGTATGACCGCCGCAACATTTCGGTGAAGCTGGCCGAGCGTGTTGTTGCCAATGTTGGCAAGCCGTGGCGGCCTTGGCGTAATTGTGTTGTGATTCATGGGGGAGCAAAAAATGTCTGTGCTAAGTGATGTTTTGCAAGGTGTTTCTACCACGCTGGCTACTGCTTTAGGTGGGCCACTAGCTGGCGCAGCGGTAAGCATGTTGGGGAAGTCTATCCTTGGTGATGAGAACGCTAGTGAAGATAGCCTTGTAGCCGCAATTACAAATGGCTCGCCAGATGTTTTGGCCAGGATTAAAGATACTGAAGCCAATTTCAAAATTGAAATGGCCAAAATTGATTATCAAACTGCCAAGCTGGATTACGACGATAAGGCCAGCGCCCGCACGCGCGAG